TTAGCCTTTTAAGGATATCTCTCATTTTCAAATAGGTTATTTTTTTTAAATCAGTAATCTTCTCTTTTTTAATTTCTATCAAAATCTTTTCAAATATCTCATCCGGTATATCAGTACTCTCTTTGCCTTGCACTTGGTTACACCACTCTCTAAAGTGGTTTATCCGTTTATAACAAAAATGCGAAGTATCCTTAGTATTCTGTTTTAATATAGGTCTATTTTGCTCTACTAATAGTAATTCCTGATATCCACAAAAATTACACACAATTATTGCATCATACTGAAGACACGTCATGTTATTTTTGCATATTTTGCAAATTTCTATATTTTCTTCTTCAACTGTTCTAATATATTTATTGTTTATTATAGCCATATATTTATCTACTAAAGAACTCTTATCTTGCATAGTTTCCATTTTATTATCCTTATTATACTCATAAGAAGTTTCTAAGCCTTTATCTTTCAGATCATCTTTAGAATCATCGTCGACGGGTTTTTCAACTATAGGTTTTTTATTGTCTATATTATTTAGCGCCTCTAATACATTTATTGTATTTGCTACTATCCCCTTCTTTTTCTTGCTATCCTTTTTATATATTTTTGATTTATTATTAATATCCTTTAAATAGTTTAAATTTTGATTGATATCCGATTGTTTATTCACGGTATCATAGTATTGAAAGAGTATATCGCTTGTACTCTTATAATACTCTATTTCATCTAATTTATTTAACTCATATAATTTTGATTTGATATCTAATATTTCTTCTCCTAATTCTATATTACTGAACCATAATTTACTACTTGTCTCTTTATCACTGGTATTCTTTATAGTATTTAATATATCATTTTTCTGCTCTTCACAGTATCTCAATTTATTCTCGTAATACAACTTTTCCTTATCGCTTTTTTCAAAATCCCTTATCATATTATTATGCATAGCATCTAATGTAAAAGTTTCATTTATATCAGCAGCCACCTTTTTCTTTGATGACTTTTCTTTAAACATCATTATATTTGAATTATAAATATTAAGGTTTATATATAAAATTAAAATTGTGTCTTATAATCTATATTTTTTTCTCCTCTAATAGTATAAAGAATATAGCGTAAATGGGTGGTGGTCTTCTTCAATTAGTAGCTTATGGTGCTCAGGATGTTTATTTAACTGGTAATCCTCAAATTACCTTTTTTAAAGTAGTTTATCGTCGTCATACTAACTTCGCTATTGAAGCTATTCAACAGACATTTAACGGAAATGCCGGTTATGGAAATACCGTAACATGCCAAATATCGCGCAATGGTGATTTAATAAATCGCATGTATTTACAGGTTGATGTACCTGCGAGAAAAGCGGCTACTACAGGTACCTATGTTAATTACCTCGGTTTACGTCTAATTAAATCGGTTGTTATTGAAATTGGTGGGCAACAAATAGATAAACATTATTCCGATTGGCTATACATATGGAATGAGTTATCTTTACCTATCGGCAAGCGATATGCCTATGATACCATGGTTGGTGCCGATAAAGACATATTAACCGGAAAAGGCGCTACATTATATATACCTTTCGAGTTCTGGTTTTGCAGAAACGTAGGTCTTGCTCTGCCTTTAATCGCCCTTCAATATCACGAAGTTAAAGTTAAAATCGAGTTCGATTCCCTCGCAAATTGCTGCGATACTCCGGCCAGCTTCGATAATTTACAAAATGTTTCATTATGGGTCGATTACATCTTCTTAGATACCGATGAACGCCGAAGATTTGCTCAATTATCCCACGAATATTTAATAGAACAGCTTCAATTCACCGGTACTGAAACCCTTAACAAAAATACTAACCGTATTAAATTAAACTTCAATCATCCCTGCAAGGAATTAATCTGGGTAGCTAAAAGCAAAGGAGCTTACAAACCCAACAGATGGTATGATTATAATTTATACGATACCCTTGATGCTGATAATGATCCCACAGGCTCTCTCAATTACACCAGCAACCTTACTATATATGGTGTAAAACCCGAAAAATACAAGAACCCTTTTACCAGCGCCATTCTCCAATTAAACGGCAATGATCGCTTCGCTGTAAGAGAGGGCATGTATTTCTCGCACGTCCAGCCCTTCCAACATCACACTAACGTCCCCGTTAATAACCCCATTAACGTGTACTCTTTCGCCTTAAAACCCGAAGATCATCAACCGAGCGGCACTTTAAATATGTCTCGCATAGATACCGCTACTTTGATGGTTGACGTTGTTGACCCCACTAAAGGCAACACTGTTACTTCGGCTAATTTCGACTACGAAGGCATTAATATATATGCCGTTAATTATAACGTATTACGCATATTATCCGGAATGGGTGGTTTAGCCTATTCTAATTAAAAATAATTAAGTAATTATAAAAATGTGTTATATCATTCCCTTTTTTTTTTCTCCTCTAATAGTATAAAGAATATAGCGTAAATGGGTGGTGGTCTTCTTCAATTAGTAGCTTATGGTGCTCAGGATGTTTATTTAACAGGTAATCCTCAAATTACCTTTTTTAAAGTAGTTTATCGTCGTCATACTAACTTCGCTATTGAAGCCATACAACAAACTTTCAACGGAACTCCTGATTTCGGAAATCGCGTAACCAGTCAAATATCGAGAAACGGTGATTTAATACATCGTGTATACTTAGTTGTTACGAATTACACTTCGACCAAAAAAGTATGCCCGTACTTTGGTCTTCGTTTAATGAATTATGTTGAAATCGAAATCGGCGGACAAAAAATAGATAAACACTATTCTCACTGGATGTATGTATGGAACGAGCTCACTTTACCTACCTCAAAGAAGGAAGGTTATAGAAAGATGGTCGGTGCTAATCCCACCGAAGCCGTATTAACTGCTGCTAATCTATATATTCCTTTAGAATTCTGGTTCTGCAGAAATGTCGGTTTAGCCCTTCCTCTAATTGCTCTCCAATATCACGAAGTTAAAATAAATATCCTCTTCGAAGATAAAGCTAAATGCATAGCTTCTTCGGAAACTGGCGATCTATCTCCCCTATCTTCTGCCTCTACCACTCTATGGGTCGATTATATCTTCTTAGATACTGATGAACGCCGAAGATTCGCTCAATTATCTCACGAATATTTAATAGAACAATTACAATTCACTGGTGCCGAAAGCGTAACTAATCTAACTGATGTCGCTGCGAATGTTGTACAAGTAAAACCCAAATTATCCTTCAATCATCCTTGCAAAGAGCTTGTATGGTTTGCTACCAGTGATTTTACCGCCGGTACTAAAAATAACAACTGGATGAATTATGGCACTACCGTTAACTCGTATGATACCGCCGGTACTGGTGTCGAATTTAATTCATCGAGCGCTGTAGTATCCACAAATCCTGTTAAATCTGCTAAACTTGTACTAAACGGCAATGATCGTTTCAGCGAACGCCCCGGTTCTTATTTCAATTTAATACAACCTTACCAGCACCACGGCAGTATCCCTGCTAACCCCGGTATCAACGTATATTCTTTTGCATTAAAACCCGAAGAACATCAACCGAGCGGCACATTAAATATGTCTCGTATAGATACCGCTGTATTAAACTTGAGTTTAACTGGCTTACGTTCAAGTCTCAATGGCGCTGTTAACTTACATGTATATGCCGTTAATTACAACGTTTTAAGAATATTATCTGGTATGGGCGGTTTAGCCTATTCCAATTAATATGTTTAATATGTTAAAGTAAAAGTAATAAAGTTTTATTATGCATTGTTAAATTGCTATAATATCCCTTTTTTTTTTCTCCTCTAATAGTATAAAGAATATAGCGTAAATGGGTGGTGGTCTTCTTCAATTAGTAGCTTATGGTGCTCAGGATGTTTATTTAACTGGTAATCCTCAAATTACCTTTTTTAAAGTAGTTTATCGTCGTCATACTAACTTCGCTATTGAAGCTATTCAACAAACAGCAACTGGAAGTAATTCGCTCGGTTCGCGTGCTACGTTCCAAATAACCCGTAATGGCGATTTAATACATCGTGTTTACTTTTATGGAAAAATAAAAAACACGCATGCTACTATAAATGCCGCTATGGTTCCCAATTTCGGTCAAAAACTATTAAAAACTATCGAGCTTGAAATCGGTGGTCAGCGTATAGATAAACATTATTCCGAATGGTTATATATATGGAACGAGCTCTCGTTACCCTATGATAAACGCGAAGGCTACAATGTAATGGTTGGAGCTAACAAAGAGAATACTTGCACTAAATTATCTGCTGGCGAATCTTATGAATTATATGTTCCCCTTGAGTTCTGGTTTTGCCGTAATGTTGGTCTCGCTCTACCTTTAATCGCCTTACAATACCACGAAGTTAAAATAAATATAGAATATGAATCCGATACTAAATTATACGATACTGGCGCCAATAACTTCTGCTATAAATCTGCTACTGCTAACAACGATGCTTCTTTTGCATCCCCCACATTAGTACTTGAAGAACCCACTTTATGGGTTGATTACATCTTCTTAGATACCGATGAACGCCGAAGATTCGCTCAATTATCTCACGAATATTTAATAGAGCAATTACAATTCACCGGCACAGACAATATATCTGCTTCGGCAAATGAAGATGGCATGAAGAGCATGCGCATGAACTTTAATCATCCTTGCAAAGAACTTGTATGGGCCATAAGAAGCACTGATGTTTCCACTGTATACTGGAATAACTTTTCCACGGCTAAAAAATACGGCTCTGGAACTGATAACGATTATTACAATTCCAAGAATCCTACCCAACAAGCTAAAATCATGCTCAACGGCAACGATCGTTTTGCTCAACGCAAAGGTGACTATTTCTCGTTAGTTCAACCGTACCAACACCACGAAAATACCCCTGACGAATTCCACAAAGGTATTAACGTATACTCCTTCGCTCTAAAACCCGAAGAACACCAGCCCAGTGGAACTCTAAACATGTCTCGTATAGATACCGCTGTTCTCTCGCTATCTTCGAGTGTTTCGGGTACTATCCACATATTCGCTGTTAACTACAACGTTCTCAGAATATTATCCGGTATGGGCGGCCTTGCCTATTCCAATTAAATTTACTATGATATCTATGATATCTATGATATCTACGAAATCCACAGTTCAATATTCTTATTTTTCAATCTATAATTATTATCGAAAGACAATATGATATTATATAAAATCTTCGATACACTTATTGATATCTTTTGAGTATAATTGTTTAACCCATGGTCTCTTCTGTTTTTTTCTTGAAAATAGTATGAGATAATATCCTCCAAGTATGGTAAGCAATCTTTATTCATCATATTCATATATTTCGCAATGTGAATCTTATAATTTACACCAGATCTCGCGTTATTATCGAGCTCACACCTAATTTTTTTAATTAAATAGTTTTCGAGCATATCACAATTATACTTATCTCTCTTTTCTTTTACAATATCTCTGAGATTTGTCTCACGGTTAACAAAATCATTAGAAAATTTATTGATCTCACTGAGCTTTTTGTAATCGCTATAGCCATTCAAATGCATCGCAATGGTTGCAAAGTAATCCGTATTGGTAAAGTTCATGATGTTCATGATTGTAAAAAATATCATAGTAAAAATATAGTCAATTTTTTATATCAAATAGAAAAATAATAGAATATTTAGATATCGACCGTGTTATACCTTCGAATTTAATTAATCATCACAAATTGTTACCTCTTTCATGTAAGGTTCCAAGATTTCATTTACTACAAATTCAGGTTTAAAATCGTCGTAACTCATAAATATTTTTAGAAGCTGTTCGGAGAACCCAGATACAATCGCAGTCCCTTCTGTATCACAGTTAACAGGGAAGACCTCTTTACTATTTGAGTTGAGATTCCAGAATATAAACTTGGGGGCATCATAATTATTATCCTCGTATTTTTTAACAATTGTTTTATAAATAGTATCCAATGCACTGGACTTTTTATCTTCATAACTATTGGAATGCCGAGATTCCGAAGAAGCGTCGTTAAATTGCATATCAGTGAATACAAACAATTTTTTAGGCATATTCTCTTTCGGTACGTTAAATAATTTCGCATAATTGAGAATTACCTCATTACATTTAACAAAGTCCGTGCTGAATCCATAATCAATTTTCAAAAGATTCTTGATACACTCGCAAAGTGTAGGGATTGCATCAGCATTTTCATTCAACTTATCACATAGCGTAACAATTTCCGGTTCTTCGCTAAATGTAATTAGTTTATTCTTAAAATTTCCTGTACAGCATACGGATGTAATGATACCAAGAGCAATTGCTACCTGCGCCGGAATACTTCCGTTTGACGCATTAAACATTGATCCAGAAACATCTACAATAGAAATAGCGTTATTGAAATTGCCCGATTTTTTCACATTTTCAATAATAGTTCTCCATTGCATCTCTGTAGTAGGACACTCGACAATACCTTCGCTGCTCCTCATATCTTTAATATAATTTTCTACCAATTCATGAGGAAGAATTCCAGTTACATTAATCTTCTTCTTGTTATTCTTAACATCTTCAAGATACTG